GCGAAGATCAGCTTTTCCGGTCACGACGTTCATGTTCGTCGTTATGGTATTGAAGCGGGAATCGGTAAGATCCGCGACAGTGGCCCATTGGTACGCCGGAGTTCCTGTGGCAGCCCAAGTCACAAGGGCTCGATTCGAGTCTACCTTGTAGATCTTGGCACCAAGATTGAGCGAAGTTGTATTCTCTGTGAGAACGAACTTAGCTCCAAGGAACCGGTTTGTACCTGTGCCCATACCATAAGTGTTGTCAGTTTGATACTGACCTGAAAGAACTCCAGGGAGCGTTACCGGGCCCAGACCTGTGAGGGCTGTGGCAGTGGTAATGTCCTTGTAGATCTTAATTGTGCTCAGAGCTGCAGGAGCTCCGGCGCCCGCGGCCGGGTTTCCTAGGATGGTGTTCCCACAAACATAATGTGGATTGAAGACAATAGCATAGCCATTGCCATCAGCGGCTAAAGCGGGAAGCGTCACTCGGTGAGTGATATACTGTCCACGCTTAGAGCCAGCGACACCAGCAGTCGGATGATCCATGGGAGGTTTGATTAAATCTCCTCCATAGAAATCGGCCAACGTCGGGAGACGTGACGGGCTCCGGTTCGGTTGAGCTTTCGCCGGCGCATTTGCAGTGCGGGTGCGTTCTTCACGTACCAGCTTGCGCTGCATATTTGCGTTTGCGATACGTTGATTGCGTATCTTCTTCCTTTCGGCTTGTGTAGTGATTATGTAAAACTCCCTCCCTTGTGGGGACAAAGACGCTTAGGATCACCATCCGGCGTTTTTAGCATAACTGCCTACCTTTTCGGTTCGGCTGCAGTGCGTTCCACCTGCATCATAAAGCTGTTTAGGGTCAAATTATGAAATCATCGCTTGGATGATTATGACCGTGAGTCATGAGAAATGGCAGTACAGGTACTCCTAGACATAACCCCCGGATGTGCAAATCTTTACGGAGAAATAATTCTGCATCGTATTGATTCGTCGCCATCCTAGCAGAACCCAGAGGGCCCGCTTTAACAATCGACGTGGGGATATCAACTCCCACGCCCGCTAGTTTATGCTGGAGCGAACAGCACTGCGCAGGTCTTACGACCTGAACAGGTTCGTGGCACTCAGATTGTCAAAATGAGTGGCCGCTGGCAGAGTCAAGCGCACCGAAGTGCTACGGCAGAGTGGACGGTTTTCATCCACCCCTCAGACGGGTTAACTGGGTATGTAGGAAACTAGGTACAACCTGAATCCTGGCTCCACGTCTGGACAGAGATTATTGTTTGGGATTACTCGAACATGTGGTCGACGTCTTGTCTGCAGAACAGATGCATTACCCCGGCGCGCAACAGCGACGCTCCAGTATGGGTCATTGCCCCAATCAGATTTCTACTCTAGAATATCTGTGGTTACAATTACCCCAAACTGGGTCTACTATTGCCGAGGGGGCTTATACACCTGACTAATCTACAGGCATAGCTCTCTGGATCCATCAATTCCTTTTGAAGGTCGCCCAAAGTGTGGACGTTGATGTTTGGTCTAGCATCTTCGATATACGTGTATTAACCGTCACCGGCAGCCTGTTGCCAGACTTTACTGCGCGTCACCGCGACCACCTCACGATGGCATATATCGCTAAGACCTAGGGTGATCCAGAGTGTGATCACTTTCTAGTTTAATCTCAACGCAATCTCCTCTATCAACCGAGGAGGTTACCGTTTACTTGACTAAGCTGGACTTACATGTCTAAGGCGACAATGCCAGAACAATCGTAGCAGTACATACCAGTGTGTATTTGTCCACTGGAGGCGAGAGATTGTCGCCAGCAACTAGTATCTCAATGAGGAGACTTCTAGTCGCTCTGTACTTGGGAGTTTCGTCCGAAGAATTCATCCAACTCTTCGGCGTCCATGCCTTTGGGTCCGGAATATACAACCAGACTTGAGGGGACACGGGCAGGAAAGACTGTTTCGTCTTCCTCCTGCAACTCTCCTGCTACTGCTAAGCGATCTTGGAAGATCGGGTCAGACCACTCTGGACAATCGGCGAGACTGAAAAAGTCGAACCTGAGATCCTCTTCCCTAACGACCGGATTGTGGAGGTTTACTCCGCGTCGGCGTATCGGATTTAG